TGCGGGGCTACGGCAATGCAATCGTTGCCCAGCAAGCGCAAGCGTTCATAGAATCGTACATGGACGCGACTCATGACGTTTGAACAACGATTGGCCGAAGTCCGCAGCGGTAAGAAGCGGGAGAGGTTTGATTCGTTTCTAGCCCGGGACAGTATCTTGAAGGAGCAGTGCAAGCGGAATAGAAAGATGTCTTATTTCGTATTTAAGATAGGGGGAGGACAATGCCTGACCTGATGATGACAAAGTCATTCGGCAAGCTTGAACCAGCAGATCAGGTTGCGATTGATTATCTTAAAAGCCTGAGTGTGGGGGAGGTGGTCCGGGTCAAGGTGACGAAGCCGCGCAACGGAACATTTCACCGCAAACATTTTGCCCTGCTCCAGCTTGGGTTCAAGAACCAGGAGGCTTTTGATTCGTTCGACGACTGGCGCAAAGCCGTGACAATCGAGACGGGGTTTTACCGTGACCGCAAGATGTACGACGGTACGGTCATGCGCGAGGCCAAGAGCCTTTCATTTTCATCGATGGATGAACTGGAATTCGCCCGGTTGTTCAACGCGACCGTCCAGGTTATCGCTAAGTTTCTCGGTACTGATGACATCACGCTGGCACAGGAAGTGCAGCAGTTTATGACGGTTGGTGCCGGGTGAACAAAGCCGACAAAGCCCGCTTTGAGAAATTACGCGAGATTGGCTGCATCACCTGCCGACCAAATGGATACCGTGAACCTGCTGTGCATCATCTTGTCGAGGGCAATCGTCTGGGACCACAGTTCACCATTCCTCTATGCCCATGGTGTCACCAGGGCATAGCTCCTACCGGCACTACATACAGGGAGGCACTGTCCCTGATCGGCCCGCACTTCCACGGCCAGAAGTCGGCTTTTGTGTCTAAATATGGCAGCGAACGCAGTTTGCTCGCCCTCGTTGACGATATATTGGAGGCTACATGAATTGTTTCAGAGGGTTTGTTAATGGACTGCTTCCAGCCTTGTTTTTATGGCTTATACTGATCTGGTGGCTGCTGTGAATGTCAGCCTGATCTGTAGGCAGAACGGCATGAGGGAATCAACTGTCCGAGGCCGCATGAAAAGGGGTATGACCTGGAAGAAGCCCTGACAACACCGTTGCGCCAAATACAACGGAAAAGCCACATCAGGCAGGAGGTGGAGGCAGTGGACATGGTCTGGTCAACCTACACATCCAGAATAAAGCGTGGATGGTCACATGAGCGGGCAATTGGGGCGCCAGTGCCGAAATCCACCAGCCCCAGCGGGAAGGCTGGATATCGAAAGCTTGTGCCGACTCTGGCGCTAACGATTCACTTGGCTGAAGGTGGCTCAGGGCCTGTCGGGAAACGCGTCACCATCAAAGCCCTGGCTTGGGCGGAGTACCTAGAAACCCATGCCCTGAGAGCCTATGGTGCAGTAACCGTGGCTGAATCTACCGCCGCAAGGGAGATTGTCAGGCGAGTAAGGCGCACAGACCTGCCGCGAGAGTTCAGCGCCCGCAGCGTCTATCGGTCGGGATGGGCCAAACTCACTGATCGTAAGACGGTCCAAGATGCCTTAGACCTGCTGGCTGATCTGGACTGGGTTTCTTCCCGCGAGATTCGCCATCACACAGGCGGCAGACCTTCCACGATCTATGAATTCAATCCTCGGGGGCTTGATTCATGAATTACCTCCAGTTGTTGAAGGATAAATACCCAGAAAAATGCCCGCCATCGGTACTGACAAAACTGACAAAAGGGGGTTTTGGCGGTTTTGGCAGTACGTCAGATGGATATCTTTCAGGTAATTCACTTCCAGAGCAGGAGAAACAACCCAGCCCTGCGGAGATATTCAATAGGTTGGAATTCTGAATGGACTGGGTCACCGGGATGCTGCTGGCATGGGGCCATGACCGGATGAAACTGTATGCCCATTCCGGGTACTCAAGCGAATCGACATTTGCCCGAATATTTCAGGGTAGTGTGGGGAAGCCAGAACACAAGATACTATGCGCTGATCTATCCGGCAGATCCTGGGCAACAGAGTTCAAGGTCATGGCATTAGCCCCAATCTACCGTGACGCCTTGATTGTAAAGTTCGCCCTGCCGGCGAAAGATGACGGGACGCTATTCACTGAAAAGGACATGGCCCGGAAGCTGGGTGTTCCACGGGAAACATTCCGCACCCGTGTTAGAAGGGCAAAGCAGCGCATTAGGCACGAGATCATAAAAGCCCAAAAGACGGGGTAGAATTGAACCCCTGACCTGTGCTTACATGGTCATGCTGCGGAGGTAACCTCTAGATTTCTCGGCAACGAGTTTCCTTGATGCTATCGGGGAATTCGATAGTGGTACAGACCACTCCTGTATGACACATAGAGTATAAACCATGCTGACCATCAAAGACCTGAAAATCCTCATCGATCCACTGCCAGACGAGGCAGAGGTCAACGCCTATGAGGGTGAAGGTATCGGTCTGAACGTATGGCACGGCAAGCGCCAGGGCTGGATTGAAACCGGACACGATGAACATCCGGCCGATGGCAAGTTCCACGATCTGTCCGAATTCACCACACACCTGGAGGGCTGGCTACCTCCACATGGGTCACATATCCAATGACCGCCAAGAAAACACAAAAGAAATCAGCAGCTTCCAATTTAAAGAACGGAAAGGGCATTGGCCGACCCAAGGGAGCCAAGGACAAAACATCCGCGACCGCCAAAGAAAACATACTTGCGGTGTTCAGCAGACTCAAAGGCACTGCCGGCATGGCGAAGTGGGCCGAGGAAAATCAAACTGAATTCTATAGGATCTACGCCAGACTGCTCCCCAAGGAAGTGAACCAGACGCTGGAGATCAAGGAGCCCAAGACCCGTGAGGAAATCGTAGCTGCCGCCGAATCACTTGGAATGCCAACTGAGACCATTTTCGATGAGCCTGGTTCACGCCCAACAACGCATTGAGCTAAAACATACGGCCCTGGAGTACAGAAACTCTCACCAACGAGAGTTCGCCCCTGATTGGTACGATTGGCAGACAGAACTATTCAGACTTGGGCAGACGCACACTGAGAGGCTGGTCCTCGCCGGCAACCGATCCGGCAAGACACTCAGCGCAGCATACGAGTTCTCGCTGCACATCACCGGGGATTACCCGGATGACTGGGATGGGCTGAGAATCAACCATGCCGGCACATACTGGTGTCTCGGCGTTGATAACACCCAGGTCAGGGATGTGCTGCAGCAGGAACTATTCGGCCGGATCGAGGAAGAGAAGTTTACCGGCGGCTGGGTTCATCCGGATGAGGTGACATATCCGGTAGTCCGCAGCCAGACGCCCGGGCTGGCAAAGGATGTTTACGTCAAGCACAAATCTGGCGGCAAGAGCCATGTTAGCTTCAAGACGTACACTCAGAGCAGCACCGGGCAGGCATCCTTGCCAATGGCCGGGTCCAGCGTTGACGGGATTTTGGTAGACGAACAGCCGCCAGACAGCATTACCGGGCAGTTGAAGACCAGAACCATGACCGGGCGCCGAGGTGCTGGCGGGTTCATGCTGTACTCGATGACGCCGGAACTTGGTGAGACTGAGTTAATATGCCAGTTCATGCACACTCCGGCACCACACCAGGCCCTGATCGGACCGATAGCCTGGAGCCAGTGTCCGCACCTGACGCCCGAGAAACAGGCAGAGTTCCTGGGCTCCATTCCCCCGCATGAGAGGGAGATGAGGTCGCTGGGCGTCCCGTTCTTCGGCTCTGGCAGGGTATACGGTGTTCCCGAGGAAAGGTTGCTGGTCGATCCGTTCGATCTGTCCACAAGACCCTGGATGAGGTGCATCAGGGCAATTGATCTGGGTATTGGTCATCCGACATCAGTGGCATGGTTGGCTTTTGACTCGGAGCAGGATATTACCTACCTGGTGAAGACGTACCGTCAGGCTGATGAGAAGGCCGCATACCACGCTGCAGCGGCAAACGGGCTGTGGCCCAATGCACCACTGGTCTTCCCCCCGGACATCGATAACCGGGAGAAGGGATCTGGTGAGACTGTTCTGACGTATTACGAGCAGGCTGGCATCCATAACGGTGTCATGTTTGAGAACCACGATGGTTCACGGTATGTCGAGCCGGGGATCATGGCGATACAGGAAGCGGAGCAGGCCGGGAAATTCAAGATATTCCGGGGCTGCTGCAATGAGTATCTTGAGGAACGGCGCACCTATCACCGGAACCAGAAGGGTCTGATCGTCAAGGAACGTGACGATACGATGGATGCAGTGCGTTACGGATACCAGATGGTAGGCACCCATGGCGTGAAAGCCGAGAACCGACGCCGACAGGCATACGATACGGTGCCAAACCTCGGATTACGGAGAATTAGTCTCAGGTCTCCACGGGTGGGTGACCGGTGAAATACATCCGCAACGTCAGGATCGCATTCAACCGCCTGGGGTCAGCATTAGTGGGATTTGACAGCCTGATGCCGTTATCGGCCGGGTTCTACGCGCACAAGGGATTTCCGCTATGCAAATTCATGGTGCATATGCTGGATAGTCTTCTGGGCGCGCATCACTGCATGAACTCCTGGGCAAACTGGGCCGGGTTCAATGTTAAAGACGAATCGATATGGAAAACGAATGATTGACACAATACGCAAGCATTTCAGACGCCGGATATTGCCGGCGCTGATTATAGTGGCTATCCTGGTCTACGGCCTGATTATGGGTGAGGTCTTCCCATGATCCAGCGAGGAGAATCTGAGCTATTTGCCACTGAACCTACGGACGATATGGAACCGTCCGCTCGGTATTCAGACTCGGAACTGGTCAACCTGGTTGAGCGCGAGGTACACGCCAGCCAGAACGACTGGCAGTCGAAGGTAGCCCAGACCCGGGAATGGGCGCAGAAATACTACTACGGTGAATTGCCCTATGCCGTCGAGAACAACACCAGCGATTATGTGAGCCGGGAAGTATTTGATTCGGTCGAGAGCATCAAGGCCAAACTGATGCACACCTTCACCGGCAATCGCAAGGTGATCAGGTTCAAGCCGGTATCGGAGCAGGACGTTGAAGCTGCCGAGGTCAGGACAGATTACGTCCAGCGGATTTTCTTCAAGGAGAATAACGGCTACAAGATTCTGAATGACGTATTCCACGATGGATTGCTCTCAAAGCAGGGTTGCATCAAGCGCACCTGGCGGGAGAAGACCGTCACGGTATCGGAATCTTTTGAGAATATACCCATGCAGCAACTTGAGGCTGCTGCCATGGACCCAAGTATTGAGCGGGTTGACGTAGATAGCGAGCAGACCATAAACAATATCGTTCAGACCGCACTCGGGCCAATCACTCAGCCCGCTCATGTTGTCTCCGGGTCAGTATTCCGCAAGGAAGACCGATCTGGTGTCGAGGTCGAGGTTATCCCGCCGGAAGATGTGTTCATCTCGGCCACTTGTACGGACATCAACAACGCTGATTTCGTTGCTGTGCGCTACGAGAAGAGTCGGTTTGAGTTGATTCAGGAAGGGTTTGACCCTGATGTGGTCAACAAGATTGCCCACGGTGACCGAATCCACTTCGATACCGAAGAGCAGGCCCGTCACACGATTGATGACACGTTCGACTTCCATCAGCGTGAAGGTGATGACGAGAGATCGCTGGCTGTCGTATACGAAGCGTATGTCTGGATCGATATGCTCACGCCCAAGGATGAGCAACACGCTCAGGATGCCCAGTTGTGGCACATCGTCGTAGGTGGCACCCAGCTTCTGTTCAAGGAAGTGGTTGACGAGATCCCTATGTTGTTCTGGTCGCCCATTATGATCAGCCACAAGGGCATAGGGATGGGTATTGCAGATGTCACCATGGACCTGCAGAACGGGACCAGCAATACAGTCCGGGGCATGATCGACAATGTACACCGGGTGAATGCCGGGGTCAGGACTGCTGATTTATCGCTTCTTGACAATCCACGGCAGTTCATCGATAACGCCATTGGTGGCGTGGTGGATGCCTCCGCTGCTGCCCAGAAGACCATGAGTGTGGTTCCCCAACCGGCTATTTCACCGATAACCGGCAACCTGCTACAGATCTTCTCCCAGGAGAAGGAACAGCGTACCGGTGATACGGCCCTGGGCAAGGGGCTTCAGACGCAGGATGTGATCACTCATCAGAATTCAGGCGACATGATCGATACCCTGATCAACGCTGGCAACGAGCGACCGCTGATGATGGCCCGCTCCTTCGCAGAGGTTTTCAAACAGTTGATGCTCGACATCTACCGCCTGGGCTATGAGAACGGCCAGAAGGTTCCTCTGAGTGTCGGAGGCCGGTTTCAGGACGTTGACATACGCCAAGTGCCATATGGCGAGGAAATGGAGATTGACGTTGCCCTGACGCCAGACTACGGTGAGTCTCGGGCAGCGCAGTTGATGCAACTTCACGGTGCCGTGTCGGCCGATCAGGAACTGCAGAAGCTCTATTCGCTTGAAGAGCGTTACGCGACGATGAGCGAAGTCTACGACCTGATGGGCTTTGCCAACTACCTTGGTGATCCGAAAGACCCGAAGGTACAGCAGCGTATGCAGCAGGGCGCACAACAGGCCAAGCAGATCCGCGATATGCAGATTCAAATGGAGCAGATGGGCGTCAAGTTACAGCAGCAGGCTCTGGCTTTGCAGGACCGCAAGATCAAGGGTGATCACGCACTTGCGAAGGAGAAACTTGATCTGGATTCAGCAGTCAAGTCAGACGCCCAGCGACTGAGTGAGCAGGAATTTGGCGAGGATCGCCGCATGAATCGATGGGATCAGCGCATGGATCTTGCCGAATATCAGCTTGAGAAGACCCAGGAACGACCAGTAAGCGTAAATTGAGGATTGATTGATGAATAAACCAACCCCACAGGAACTTCGGGACGCACTTATTGCCAAGGAAGAGGCTGCGACCAAGAAAAAGACCAAGAAAAAGGCCAAAAAGGTCAAAAAGGCTGACTGATGAGCCTGCTTGCTCCATATGCCAGTCAATACAGTGATGTATTGGCCGAAGACCCGGAAATTGTCCGGGCACGGCAGGAACTGGTGCGACAGCAGATGGCAGAGCGCGAGAGTCTGCCGCAGTATGCAGGGATGCAGCATCTGCCGTTCAAGACAAACCTGGGGCCGATCTCCCAGGGGGCTGCGGATATCGCAGAGGCGCTGGTTACCACGGAAGGAGCAGATTGGGCGAACATTCCCCGTCAGGGGCAGGCAACAATCCTGGGCTCCATTGGTGACTCAGCGCACATCATGGCTGAATTGATGGCAATGTCCCGTCATGGATTCACCCAGATGGACCCGGAATACACTGATTTTCCGCTGACCAGCGACCGATTCTATGAGTCCATGGGCGGCGATACATCGAGATGGGGAATTGATCGAACCGCGGGGCTGATATCTCCGTTTGCGCTCCCCAGGCTGGCATACGGTGCCGGCACAGGGTGGGCAAGGGCAGTGCCGGCACTACGCAGAGCGACTGAAAGGGCGGCAAAGCCAGTTCCCGGCGGTATGCGGGGGATGGAAAGGGGTGCCGTTGGTTGGCAGGGCGGGCCGAGAAAGGTAGATAAGTTCCGTGATTCCAAGATTGGCACTGGGGTGGGTCAAACCGGTCACGGTCACGGTCATTATTTTACCAAAGACAAGGATTACGCTGGCATCTTCAGGGAGATGGCAGTGGAGTCGGTTAACCCGGCTATTGATGCCACCAGAGTCAACGGGCTGTCTATATATGAGTTTTCGGCTGGATTGCCGGCAGCAGAGCGTCAGATAGCTGATGCTGTATTGAGCCAACACGCTGAAATCATAGCCAGACGCTGGTCAGATGATGATCTGCTTGACTGGGACACAGACTACGGTGAAGTAGTCAAGGAATACCTCGGTTACGACAAAAAGGATATTCAGTTATACGACCATCAAGGCGAGTTGATTGATCTTGACATGGATGCGGTCGCCGCAGTGCGCGACAAGATAAAGAGTGTGGTTACGCCGAAAGGCGTAGGTTACCTGCATGAGGTTGATATCCCTGACGAAGCAGTGGCGCAGATGCTGCGTTACGACCGTGCTGTCGATGATCAGATGGTGCCTGATAAGGTTGTACAGAGTTTTGTCAGGATTGCCGAAGAGGCCGGGGTGAACACTCGCGACAAGTCGGTTGGACAAGTTTACGACGAGGCAAGCAAGACGTTTCCTGGTCGCAAAAAAGAAATGTCGGCCAAGATGAACGAAGCGGGTATTCCCGGGATGGTTTACCGGGATCGTTACCCTGATGCTGCCGGCATCATGCAGGAAGTCGAGAACTATGTCGTTTTCGACGAGAACCTGCCGACGATACTGAGCAGGAATGGCGAGGATGAGATCTTTTATGGTAGTAAAAGCATCATGTTTGATAAGTACGGAATTGATGATCTGCCTACCATGGAGGCGAGCGGGGATCTGATTGATTTCCCGTTGGAGCGACGGGGCAAACTGACAACTGGCGACTATGAAATATGGATCAAGACAAACGCATATGACCATGAATTTAATCGGCTTGCTGTAGAGCATCCTTCGTTATCTGAGGATGCACTGGAAAAACTAATGCCGCCCGGTCTTTTGCGAAGTGCAGGTCCAAAGTGGGTGCCGCTGGGTGAGGGGACATTCCCGAGTAAGGAGGCGGCAGAGGTCTTTGCCCTTGATGAAGTTGGAGAAACCTGGAGAGTTACCAGGGCCGGGGCTGGTCCCAAGTCATCTGATAAGGGTGTAGAACTAGACTCCGATGAGTTTGTGGAAATCCATGACAGGATCACGCCACAGCAGCGAGAGGAGGTGGCGCGCACCTATCAACATCCAACGATGTTGATGGACCCTGATGCAGTCCCCGGTATGCCGCCAAAATTGGTGGATGTAAATGCACAGGTGATGACTGATTATCGCGGATCACATGAGGCTCCGACTAGAGCAATGTCAGAGTTAGACGGTACACGCAACACAATGAATGATCTTGCCGATATGTACGGCAATGATCTGGATAACCCGCAATTTGTCAATTGGTACGGGTCTGGCATACCAGAGGAAAGAGCGCGAGATGCGGAATCGGTTGCCGTCATGCGGGCCGCAAAGGGCAACCCTGACAAGAAGGTGTTAGTTTACCGTGCTGTCCCGATTGAAGAGAATTTAGACTTTTTGCATAATAGTGCGAAGAAGTACAAGAATGCTGAGGAGTTTAAAGCAAGAGGATTTGATGAGATATTAAAAGATGTTAGGGGAGTTGAACGAGATAGCGTTGTAACAATTCCTACAGATAAAGTTGAGATAAAATGGAAAGATGACTACAAAAACGCATTAGATACAGCTAAGAAAGATTATAATCCAAAAACAGCACTTCCAGTAGATTTGATATATGATTTTAAGAAAGATAAATATATTTTGGATGATGGTCATAATAGATATGTTTCTGCTCAAAGGAATAATCAGCCAATAAAAGGTGTTGTCCAACATATAGAAGGCAATATGGAGGAATTAGCTGATTTATATAAGAAAGAAAAAGGTGAATCTATCACCGACATCTGGAACAAGGC